GGGACTACTCCGTTATTGTGGAAATGGGCCATTCCCTCGACCGAACCGGCACCGTCTACTTTCTGGATGCCTTCGGGAGCAGCACCCTCACGGCGGAGGGCTTCCGGGACCTACTCCTAGCGCGCTATCAGTACTGGCGGAACAGGGGTATCCGGCCCAGCCTAATTACGGACGAGCCGTTAGTGGGTAAGAACGAGGTGTGGGAAATCGCCATGAGAAGCTGGTTTGCCACGATAAACCAGCCCATGCCCCCGTTAATCACTCTCCAGCGCGGGAGTACTAAAAAGGCCAGCCGCCATATGGACGCCGCCCAATTCATCCTAGATGGCAAGGTCTTCTTCCGTCGCTCCGCTACCGGCCTCTATGGCGAGGACCATCTCTTGGAGCAGCTTTCGCAGATAGGAGTCTCGCGTCACGACGACTATATAGACGCCTTCTCGGATGCGTTTCACCCTAAGTGCTATAATGTCATGCATAGGATAGGCTCGGTTGTGGACGAGGACAAGCCTATTGAGTTCCCCTTCGATAGTTACTTGAAGGGCGGAACGGAGCAAATCGAGAAGGACCTATGGAATATCCTGGGTCAGTAAGTTCTGGGGGCGCCTACCGTGCCGCCTCCCACGGTCTGAGGGCCATGCCCGAAGAGCGCCCCCATTTAGAGGCCATTTGAAGATAATAACGTTCGATATGGAAATCGCCATCCCAGTAGAGGAGCTTATTGGTGGTTGGAGCGACGCCCGTGTAGGAGCAGCGGGCGTTTCTTGCGTTTGCTTACACGACACGGATACTGACCGTTACCATGTTTACGACGAGTTTACTATCGAGAAATGCATCGACCACTTGAACTCAGCCGACCTGCTCGTAAGTTTCAATGGAAAAGGTTTCGACGTACCAGCTTTAGAAGGAACGACCGGACTGGAAATCTTCGCGGACCACTACGATATTCTGGACCAAGTATGGCAGGCGCTAGGAAAAAGGCAAAAGGGATGGAAGTTGGGCGAAATCGCCCCCAGAACTATCAAGTTAGAGAAGTCTTCAACCGGCGAGCACGCCCCCGTCTTATACAGACAGCAGCGTTTCGGCGAGCTTGTGGATTACTGTATTAACGACGTACACATCACGAAGAAGCTCTTTGACCATATACTTATGGTCGGTTCGGTAATCGACCCGAACGGCGGCGAGCTACTAATCGACCACCCTGACGTTGACGAACGAGACGAATAATGCTATATGGCGATAGTTATCTGACCGACGGTCGGGTAAGAAAAGAAGACGTTCTAAGGCTTGTGAACGAGCGTCTAAAGGGCGGACAGGACGAGCTTAGAAACTTTCTTCAGAGAACCAAGCAATGGTACGCCATTTTCCGTAATAGCACCTCCGGGAATCTGACTGGGCGTAACCGAGTGGCTATGCCCATTCTTTTTAGTCAGATTATGTCTGACGTTACTAATAAGTGTCAAGCCATCTTCGCTGACAACGAGATAGTCCAGTTCGTCCCCTCGAACGACTACGAAGCCCCCATAGCGAGAAAGACCTCCTCGCTAGTAAACCTCCAGCTTACCGATTCCAAGAGTTACGAGAAGTCCGTGGACTTCTTCATGTCCGGTGCCGTCTATGGCACCGGTATCGCGCGTATGAAGTGGAAGTTAGACCGTCGTTCTAAGAACTACCGCGTGAACGTGATGGGCAAGGAACAAATCTTCCCCACTATGAAGACGTGCTTCGACGGCCCAGACTGGGACGTAGTAGATATCCTAGACTTCACTCCTAAGCCCGGAGCGCGCAGACTCTCAGAATGCGACTGGGTAGTCCACACCACATACATCGAGCTAGACGACCTATTGGAGATGCAGTTTGGCGATGGGCAGCCCATGTACTCCGACCAAGCCATTCAAGAGCTAATGGCCTCGCCCATGAACAACGAGACCCGCGACGCATGGCGCGTACGCCAGAACACCTATCGTACGTGGACCGATTACGCGGCGCGTTCAAGTACCACTTTCTCCAAGCCCGTTCGTATAGACGAGTACTGGGGTAAGGTGCCGAGAGAGTTTGGGATAAACGGGGACAGAAACCTCGTAATCACGATAGCCAACGAGAAGGTAGTACTACGTTATGAGTCCAATCCCTTCTGGGAGGACCACCTTCCGTTCCTTATCTATACCCCCATGCCCGACATGCATAGTTTCCACGGGACCGGGAAAGCTGAGATGGCCGCGCCCATCCAAGCCACTATCAACCACTTGGGGAATATCAAACTCGATGCGCTAGAAATCTTCGCCAATCCGGCGTTCTTCACTTCTGACACTGCGGAGCTAGACCAACAGAACCTAGTTATCCGTCCGGGACGAAACTTCAAGGTTCGAGGGGAGGACGTTAACAAGGTCGTGATGCCTATTAGCCCCGACCTACGCGCACTCCAGATGACGTATGAAGAGATTCAACAGCTAAGCGGCTTCCAGCAGCAGGGGCTAGGTATCCCTAACGACGTGGTGCAGGGTATGCAGTCGCCGGATAGAGAGACTGCCCGTGGTGCCATGATGCGTAAGGATGCTGCGCTGGGACGCTTAGGTGGGGAGTCTATGCTCGCGGAGCACATGTTTATCGTGCCGCTCGCTGAATGGTATAGAGATGCGGACTCACAGTTGCTTCCTCTCCCTAAGCAGATTCAGTTAATCGGGCCGGACGCCATGATGGACCCCGAAACTGGGATGCCAGTAGCGGGGCAGAGCGATATAGTGCAGCACCCCGACCTCCAGTACAACCACAAGGTTCGGGCGCTGGGCGCTCAGCGAATGCTTAACAAGAGCATAATGGCCCAGCAGCTTATGACCTACGCCCAAATAGCGGCCACCATCCCCCCGATGGCAGCTATGACCAACTGGGTGAACTTTACCAAGGTCATCTGCAAGGCTATGAACATCAACCCCGTCGAGTTACTAGTCCAGCAGGTCCAGATTCCGCTTATTAACCAGATGGCCATGCAGCAGGGCCAGTCGGCAGGGGATATGGTTAGTGGGATGGTAGGAGGCGGTATGCAAGGAATGGGGCAGCTAACAGGAGCAGGACAACAGAATGAAGCACCGGTAATGGGAATGGGAGGCGAAAATGCCGGTTACTAACTGGGACGAGCAGCAGAGACGCGATGTGGCAGGAACGTTTAGTAGCCCCGGCTGGCAGGTGCTAAAGGCCGAGTTACTAATGCGTAAAGAGATATTCATCCAAGGCTTCTATCGAAGTGCTGATAGGACCAAGGACGACCAGCGTCGGGCAAGTATCGAGGCCATCGACCAGCTTCTAAAGCTGGAGCGCGACCTCTTCACCCCGCCGAACCCGCAGCAAGAAGCATTCACTATACCCACTCTACCAAGCGTCAACCGCTACGATTAGTAGAATGTGGTAAACTACAAGTGCGGACTACCCGCCAAGGAACATAATGGAACAGAACCAGCAGTCTGCCAACCAGACTCAATCGGGACAAGGGCCAACCCCTCAAATCGACGTTGCCCAGCTTGTTGAAAATGGCAAGCTTCTAGGTAAGTACGAGACGCCCGAAGCTTTAAAGCAGGGTTATCATAACGCAGTTCAGGAGATGAACAAGGCCAAGAACGACCTTGGAATGGCTATACAGGTCATCCAACAGCTACAGGCGGGACAACCCCACCCACAGCAGTCGGTTCAGGTGCCTTCCTACGAAGCCAAGCTCGATTCACTGGGCATCCCGCTAAGCGAGATGGGCCAGTTTATTGACCAGCGCGCCGAGGCTAGAGCCAAGAAGATTGTTGAAGAACACTTCGGGCCCCTAGTACGCGGTGCTAATGCTCGCTCACGAGTAGCGGCTCAGTACCCTGAGTTCGCACAGAATGAGCCAGAGATTATGGGCTACGTAAAGCAGGATGCTAACCTTGATAGGACGTTTAACGCGCTGCTTTCTACCGGTACTGACGAAAGTATCGGGGCAGCCCTTGAACTGGGATACTTTCACTGGCTAAAGAATAAGCCCGCTAAGCTATCGCCCGAGACTGAGGCGGCGCGACGCGCTGCTCAGACCCCCGGAAGTGGTGGTGGCGGACAAGTGAATCGTCAGCAAGGTCTAACCGGAGCACCGACTCAACAACAGGTAGACCAAGCTTATCAAGCCTTTTACGACGGCGATGCACGACAGCTATTCGATTTGCGTATGAAGGACGTCCCTCTAACTTACTCAGAGCAGATGGAAGCTCTGGCAAGAGGACTTAACAGGTAAATGGCATACGTAACTAATACCTGGACCTCTTACGGCGTAGGTTGGCCCCTAACGGTTGGTGACGCTTCCGCTGCCGCTTCTGGCATCGGTAACAAGGAGCAGTTCCTTGGTGACATTGCAATCATCGACCCTAGAGACACGCCTACATTCGACCTACTTTCTAAGGAACAGTGGTCGGCACCGTATCAAGAGTGGCCGGTAGACTCACTCGCTACAACTTCTACTGCTGCTAGCTACGAAGCTTGGGATTTCGAAGCTACAGCGCTATCTGGACGTACACGTTACAACAACGTGTCTCAGGCGTTCCACCGTGGCTTGCTAGTCTCTCGTAGACAACAGCAAATGGCACAGCGTGGCGCGACTCAGGGCGTTGGCGACGAGTATCGTTATCAGGTTGGCAAGAAGTTGCTAGAGCTGAATCGTGATATCAATGCGCGCATCCTAGCATCTGGAACAGCAATCGCGTCAGCGACTGGTGCTACAGGTTCGGGTGCGGGTGCTGGTTCGCGTACAGCGGCTCTAAGATACTTCCAAGGTGTAGTAACTAACGTTAGCGGCGCTTTCGCCACAGGCTCGTTCTTCGCACTTCATCGTAAGATGGACGAACTTGGCTCGGACCCGGATACACTTATTGTGTCAAGCGGTGTAAAGGCCGATATGAGCAATATGTTCCTAGGTCTTG